TCCAACGCGCAACGCGCAACTCGCACCGCGCACCGCGCACCGCCGCGCATGGTCTAGGGTCCCCCGACGAATAGAGGCTAACCGCGTTCCGCCGGTCGTCGACGTGAGCCGCGCCCCGCGCGCCACGGCCCTATGTCTGTGTTGCGTGTCAAGGTGCAGGTTTCACGCAAACAATACGGCTCTGAAACAAATCGCTTTCACTGAATAAAAAAAGTGCTATATTTCGCAAAATTAAGCGGTTTTTATGGGATTTGACGCATGGCCGAAGTGCAGAAAAAAGTAGAAACTCGGGGGCGACCCAAGCTTTCTGAAGATACAAGATTGACCGGCAAGCAATTGAAGTTTGTCGAACTGGTCGCCACACGTGAGGGACAGGACACGTTACGAAATCTGGCCGTCGAAGCGGGGTTCAGTGTCAGCGGCGCTCATACACGTGCCTACGAGATGCTCAACCCTAGAAAATCACCCCACATCGTAAAAGCACTCAAGGCACGACGGGCCGAGCTTGCTGAAAAGTACGAAGTGAGCTACGCCCGACACATCCGCGACTTGCAGCATATCCGTGATGAGGCTATCGCGGCGGGTGCATACTCTGCTGCTGTTCAGGCTGAGAAAGCGCGCGGCTTGGCCCAAGGCGATATTTACGTGAACAAGTCTGAGGTCCGCCATGGATCGATTGATCAGATGAGTAAAGCCGAGGTCAAGAAGGCTTTGGACGAACTGAAGCGTCAACTTGGCGAGAAGGTGATCGATGTCGAACCAGACAGAGTCGAGCTTTTGGAGGCAGATCAAGACGGGGCTATCCAGCACTGATGTGGTTTGCACTCGGATCGAGAACAGTAGCACGCAGGGTATACCTGACTTGTTGTTACTCGACCGACAAAACCAGTTTCACCTAATCGAACTCAAAGTAGCGAAGGGCAATAAGGTTTTGCTCAGTCCGCATCAGGTTTCGTTTGCAACGCGGCACAAGGACGCTCGCTCGTGGATCGTGGTCAAAAAGGACGACACCGTGCATTTGTACCGCGCGGACCAAGCGATAGAAGTTTTTGAAGACGGCATACGGGTCGCGGCCCACGGCACGTTCACCAAGCCCGTGAACTGGGCAGATTTTCTCACCACCATTGAAACGCATAGGGTCCCCCTTGAACCTTGACACTCAGACAGAAGCGGACATTCAGGAACTTCGGTTACAGCTTCGTTTGAAGCAATTGGAGAAAGTAGAAACTTGTAAGGCTGAATTTTTACCATTTGTCAGATCTATGTGGCCGGAGTTTATTGCGGGTCGGCATCATTATTTGATCGCGGAGAAGATGGAGCAGATTGCGTCGGGCAAGCTCAAGCGGTTGATCATCAACATGCCGCCGCGTCATACGAAGAGTGAGTTTGCTTCTTACTTGTTTCCGGCGTGGATGATTGGACGGAACCCGTCGATGAAGATCATTCAGGCGACGCACACCACCGAACTAGCCGTGAACTTTGGTCGTAAGGTCAAAAACCTGCTGGAAACGGACGAGTACAAGGAGATTTTTGACGATACGAAGCTGTCTGCGGACAGTAAGGCGTCTGGCCGGTGGGACACAAAGTCGGGTGGTATGTACTACGCGGTGGGTGTCGGGTCGAACTTGGCGGGACGTGGTGGTGATTTGATCATTATTGACGATCCGCACTCAGAGCAGACGGCGATGTCGGCGAGTGGTTTTGAGAATGCGTGGGAGTGGTACACGGCGGGTCCCCGGCAACGTCTCCAGCCGGGTGGTGCTATCGTTTTGGTGCAAACTCGGTGGTCAGAAAAGGACATGACGGGCAATTTGGTGCGTCAAATGACTAAGGACCCCTTTGCAGATCAGTGGGAAGTCCTTGAATTACCTGCAATTTTCGAGTCGGGCGAGCCATGTTGGCCTGAATTTTGGAAGAAGGAAGAGTTGGAGTCGGTAAAAGCATCGATTCCGGCGTATCAGTGGAACGCACAGTACCAACAGAACCCGACATCCGAGACTTTGGCCATTTTGAAGCGCGAATGGTGGAATGTTTGGGAAAAAGACACGATTCCGAACCTTCAGTACGTGATTCAGAGCTACGATACGGCCTTTAGTAAGCGAGAAACCGCTGACTACAGTGCGATTACCACTTGGGGAGTGTTTTACCCTGAAGAAATTGGTGGTCCGGCGCATTTAATCTTGTTGGATGCCAAAAAAGGGCGGTGGGACTTTCCTGAACTGAAAGAAATTGCGCTAGAGCATTACAAATTTTGGGAACCAGAGACGGTTATTGTAGAAGCGAAGGCATCAGGGACCCCTCTGACTCAGGAATTGCGTCAATTGGGCATTCCGGTGGTGAATTTCACGCCAAGCCGTGGTAATGACAAGCTTTCTAGGGTACACAGTATATCTCCGCTATTTGAAGCTGGTATGATTTGGGCACCTGATGAGTCTTGGGCGCACGAAGTGGTGGAAGAATGCGCTGCTTTTCCTAACGGGACTCACGACGACTTGGTGGACAGCACCACACAGGCGCTGATGCGCTATCGGCAGGGTAACTTTGTGCAGTTGCCTACTGACGANTGGGAAGACNGTGACGAATCGGTGAGNATNACGGCTGGGGCATACTATGGCTGAACGCGAGTTTGAATTTGGGAAGATTACTCCTGTTGAAAAGGATCAGCAGGAATACATTTTTTCCGAAGAAATCCGTGATCTGCTGGCGAGCGGTGATGCAATCCAAGGTTTTCCTGCTTCCATGGTGTCCGAGCGAGTAGGACTGCCCACGGCTCTGGCCCGTGGCGCTGCGGACCTTTTTGACACCAGTCGACGCGAAGTGGTCATGCCTGCGGCCCGTGAGCTAGGGCAGGCGATTGAAAGTTACAACCCCGAGACATTTGGCTTTGACGAGCGGATAGAAGAACGCCTTCGTCCGGGCGTCTTTATGCGTCCAGAAACACCCGCCACTGGCGCAGAGGCCCGAGCAAACATGCCCTTGGCCCGTGGTTTCTCGCAAGCCGTTGATTTTGCTGGAGATTTGATCAGATCCCCGGAGACAAGAGCGCAGGCAATTGAAACGCTGCGCACGGTGCCCGAAACATTAACGAAACAAGCCCAGCTTTCTGGTATTGCAAGCTTACGCGGTGAGCGTGTTATTGACCCTGAAACCGGCATGACCGGCATGCCTTATGACGCTTTCTTATCGGCCACGACGCCTTTGGCTGTTGGTCGCGCTGTAAGCGACGTGCCCAGAGCCAGCTTTGGTATTTTTGGCAGTGGTAGCGGCAAGTCTGGCAAGCAAGCAGAAGACACTGTCGCGATGTTAGAAGAATCGGGCCTTGACCCTTCGGAAGGGTGGGAAAGACAAGATGGCGCTAACACCTATAAGGCATACCGATCCAGCTTGGATGGCAAGGTTCGCTATGAAATACCTACGAATAACGTTGCGTTTCGAGGGGTGTTTCGGGAGACGGAGGACCCTGATGTTGAGTTAGGTAAGTTATTAGACCCTGAGACTAGGGATCAACAGCGTCTTGAGGCGATGCAAGGTCTTCGTATACGCAAAAACAGCATCAACGACAAAGATTACATACACGTGCCGGGGTTTTTTGAGCTAGACGAAAAACAATTAAATAAATACGGATTTACAAAATTAGATTCTAAGGTGGGCAAGGGTGGTTTGCAAAAATTTCCTGCCCCTGTTTTAGAGCAAATCGTTGATTTTCCAGAACTTTTTGACGAATACCCGCAGTTACGCTCGATACAAATAAAACCAACCCCCTCTTTGGCACTCTTTCTTAAAGGTTCTTACAACCCCGACACGAAAGAGATTTCTCTCGCGTCCGTCCCGAATACGGCAGAGGGTCGCAAAGAAATGATGAGCACTTTACTGCACGAGGTGCAGCATGCGGTGCAAGACATCGAAGGCTTGTACGGCGGTGCCAACACCCGGATGTTTGAACCTGCGGGCTTTGCGGAAAGACAGACTAAAAACCAAGATGAACGTAGAAAGCTAGAGACGAACATTGAGGATAGCTTAGATAATCTGGTGGTAACCCTTGATGACCCTGACTCAAAAAAACCAAAAACAGGGCTTTTTGGGAAAATTTTTGGATTGTCTTCGCCGACATTCCCGCCGCGCACTCAGAAGGGATTAGCAGGCGCAGATGAGGAAAGAGTTCGGTTTGTTAAACGTGCAACCGTCAGTTATCTCAAACAGCGTGCAGAGGAAGAGGAGCAAATCGCTGCGGGTGAGCTTACGATTGGACAAAGATCCCGGCGTGAACTCGAAGACGCTATTTCACGGGCGCAACAAAGACTGCGAGATCGCGGGGCATCGGAAAAAGAAATTGCCGACGTCGAAACAGAATATAGGGGTCAGGCTTTTCGATATGGGGGTTCTGACCGGGAAATGATTTATTTGGCTGATGAGCTTAAAAAAGCCGGAGTCAAAAACCCAGAAAAAGTCGCCGAAAGAATTGGTGACGCTTTTGACGATCAGATACAAAAGCTACGACCAATCCTCAAAGAAAAAGAACAGATAGAAGAAATAAACAGTCGATCATACGAGATGTATGAAGGTAATCCGGGTGAAGTCGAAGCACGTAACGTGCAGAGAAGGTTTGAAGGCATTGAAGAGGGCGAGTATTTACGTGCTCCGTCTGGTCAGTTAAGACCGTTCCCTGACGAAATAACTCCGGTAGAAATGCAAAACCTCGATCCTGAAATCACCCAAGGGATGGTGTTACCCGAAGGCGGGCTTGTTTATTCGCTGGCCGAAGGCCGTAAAGGCCAGCCGTCTTTTTCAATGGACCCTCCCGGTAACGGCGGCCTCGAAGCAAAAAAAGCAAAACTACAGCAACAGCGCAGCACATATGACAACCGTAATGCGCAGCTTTTTGAGAGCACCGCCAAGCCTTTGGCACAATCCACCGTGGATCGACTCAAAGCAGAAAGGGCTAAAGCTGGGCGTGAAGTAGTTCGTTTACAGCACGAAATCGACTTGGAAGAGAATGAGCCTAACCTTCCAGATAGCGTTATCACTAGGGATTCGTCGGGTCAATTGTTGCCCCGTAATGATTTTTACCAAGCAAACGAATACGCGTTTCACGGCACGCGCGGAGCCGCTGATCGAATNATANAAGACGGTGGTGTGCATATGAACACCGATCAACCGGCTTTNTTTATGACAGAAAGTCCTGCGGAGGCAATGACTTACGGGGCTGGCGGNCTTGGTGACTTGGGCACCGTGATACCGATGCGTATTGATACCAGAGGTTTCGCAGAAATCGANTACGGTGGTAGAAGCTACGGAGAACTGGACGAGGGCGGGGTAGTTTCTGTTGCTTTCCCAAAAAAGACGACTTTTTACGGTTTTGAGGGCACGGATTTCGAGGTAGAGGTCGATTTCGATGATCTGGTCACTGTTCGCGTGGATGGCGGGAAACCGACCCAAGTTTCAGAAGATCTTCTGGAGCAATATCACCCCATGGGATCTGCTCTTCTGAACGAAGAAGCATTCCTGAACGCCGTTAAAGATGCCGGTGCCCCCGGCGCAAGGTTGATGTCGATACGTGATTTGGACCCAACCGGGGCTATGATGTTGCGTCGAACGACGAAGCTAAACATCCCAGAGGAAAACGAAATTCTTACTGTCTTTGATAAATCAAGGCAGCGTTTAGCGAAAGGTAACCCAGCGAAAGCAGACGACCCTAGACAAATCGGAATTGCGCGCAATCCGTTTGAGGGCTTTTCAAACGGTGGTATGGTGAACAACATGAGACGAAGAAACATCAGCGGTTTGACCAACTTGTTCAGCAAGTACAACACGTCGGGACCCCTAGCCGGGGCCGGTGTTCCACGTGGAACAATGCCTGTTGGGATGAACCAAGGAGGTGATCCAGATTTTGGCGGTCGCCCGGACTACACGCAGTTTGATCGTAGCGATTATGTCCGGTCACAAGATCCGCGTAGGCAAGTAGCGCCCGAAAACGTTGGTTTTATGAACCCCGGTTTTACCTTCGGCACTCAGCAAGACGACATTCTAGACGCGATTTATCGGTCGCAAACCACGGAAGCGCAGCCTTTTTCGCCTCCATTGTCGAGCGCACCGATGTCCGTGCAACAACAAACGTGATCCCGATTTTGGTGGTCGCCCTGACTATTCGCAGTTTGATCGTAGCGATTATGTCCGGTCGCAAGATCCTCGTAGGCAAGTAGCGCCCGAAAACGTAGCGTTTTTAAACCCCGGTTTTACTTTCGGGACTCAACAAGATGATATTCTAGACGCGATTTATCGGTCGCAAACCACGGAAGCGCAGCCTTTTTCGCCTCCATTGTCGAGCGCACCGATGTCCGTGCAACAACAAACGGCTCCGTTTACACCCTCTAGTGGAATTGTTGCAGGAGGACCGGCACCGGGTGAAGTAAAGGTGGTTGACACGGGTGACCCTTACACCCGGAAAGCTCGAATACCGCAATCTGATCCTTTGCCTCCACCTCCACCCCCACCGGTAGTGGATGTAGTGCAGCCTCCCAGCGCACCGGTAACTCCGCCGTCCATGCTGCCCCCTGCCCCAGACTTACCTCCGGCAGTGTATCAGCCGCCGCAACCGACCGAGGTTTCGGTGCCCACAGAACCGATGTTTACCCCGCCACCTGTGGCGGCGACACCCCAGCTACCTGACCCAGTGATGTTGTCCGGTGAAACGGTAGACTTTGACATTGCGGACGATATCACCCCGCAAACCGGAGGCTATGCCACTACACAGGGTATGAACATTTCCGCTACGGGTGATCCGTTTGCTGACGCGGTTGAAGGTCAATATCAGATGCCAATCTATCGACCCCAAGCTGCCGGTGCGATGCCGTTTTTAAGTTTAGATTTTGCACGGCCCAGCACGCCTTCTGATGCACCGCCTCCTCCGCAGTCTGAAAATTACTCTACAGGCAGTTATGGTCGCTTAGAGTTTGCCGAGGCGATTGCTAATTACGAACGGATGTATGGACCGGTTGAAGACTACCAAGCGCCGGATACTGGCGCGGTGATGACCGACGACACAACTCAAAGCACAGGCAC